TCGTAGGTGCTTCACCTTCATCTGGTCTTGCATCAGCACGTACAAACCAGTACTACAGAATCTTCCGTGTGGACAACATCCTCACATAAGATACCCCCAGTATAAAAAAGGGTGGGACAAACCTACCCTCATAAAAAAACTAAGGAGCCGCAAGGCTCCTTTTTTCCTTACACAAACAAAGGCTTCATTGTTTCGAACACTTTATTGAAAGCATTTACTTCTGCTTCATACCAATCGTAGAAATCGCTATCACTAATAAAACGAGCATCGGGACTATCATAGCTTGCACAATGCTCTTCCCATACACGATCCATAGCTTGCATACCTTCTAATAAGTCTCCACGTCCGTAGTTGGTCATAGTCACTTTTGCTTCTTCAAAAGTCATATCGAATTTGTTGAAAGCAGGAATACGAAACATTGTTAGCCCTCTCTTTTGATTACATATTATAAATAACAGACAAAATTGCATATGTCAAGCATATAAATATAAATGTATAAAGTTTTTTAGGAATAATCTATGCCTACATTAAATCCAAGTATAGAAGTAGATACCACAACAGCGACATCTGGGCTGAATAATCTTAACTACTTACAGCCAAATGCTTTTAAATTAACTATTGACCACAAGCATTTTCAGAACCTAGAGTTTTTCTGTCAGACTATCCTACACCCTTCTCTATCTTCTAATCCTGTAGAGATGCCATTTAAGAGAGTTACTTCTGTGCCATTTACAGGAGATAAGTTGACATTTGGTGAACTTACTGCTATGATTATAGTGGACGAAAATCTAAATGCTTATACGGAGATGTACAAGTGGTTGCAAAGAACTATTGAACAAGATGATACCACACCAATCAATAGAACTTCTTCAAAGCCGCCAACATATGCTGATATTACGTTATCTATTTTAAGCAGTCACAACAATAAAGTGAGACAGATTAGATACATAGATAGTATACCTACAAGTTTAGGTGACATGCAATTAGAGACTACTTCAGGAGATGTGAATTTTATAACATTTCCTGTAGCATTTAGATTTTCTTATTTTGAATTGAGATAACTCTAACGGAGTATATTATGAAAACATTAGAAGAAGTCCTTGAGGCTTGGGAAGAAGATTGTCAAATACCTAGAATTGATTTGGCAGAAACTTCAAGAATAACACCTAACCTTCATTCTAAATATCTTGGCGCATTAGCCAATGCCAAATTACGTCTTAAGAAGGCAGAGATGGATCAAAAAACTTTGCTCAAAGATAAATGGTTATATTATAATGGTAAAATGGATCAGCATGAAATAGAAGCACGTGGTTGGGATTATGATCCACTTGATGGTCTTAAAGTTCTTAAAGGTGACATGAACCATTATTACGACTCTGATAAGGATATACAAGAATCTGAGTTAAAAATAGAGTACCTAAAAACCCTTATAAATACACTTACAGATATTGTTGATGCACTCAAATGGCGTCATCAAACTATTGGTAATATAATAAAATGGAAAGTGTTTGAAGCAGGTGGATAGTGTTTACTCATGTAGATCATGGTATTGAATTACCAAAATTAAGCAGAAAAACTACTGATAGTGGACGTAAGTATTTTACCCCAGAAGGTAATGCTTATCCTTCTATTACTACTGTTCTCAGTATATTGAGTAAGGACAGTATTGTAAAATGGCGTAAAAGAGTTGGCGAAGAAGAAGCCAACAAAATCTCTCACCAAGCTGCAACAAGAGGAACTTCTGTACACAAGTTAGCAGAAGATTATATTGACAACGTTGAGGATTGGGATAAAGACGTTTTACCAAATAATTTATTTACATTTAGCCACCTCAAAACAATTATTGATGAAAAGGTGGACAATGTTTGGTTTCAAGAAGAATATCTCTATAGCGATAAACTTGAGTGTGCAGGGCAGGTTGACTGCATAGCGGAGTATGATGGCGTACTATCTGTCATTGACTTTAAAACAAGTCGCAAGCCAAAAAAGATAGAATGGATTACTAACTATTTTATACAAGCATCTTTCTATGCTGCTGCATTTTATGAAAGAACTGGTGTACCCATTAAACAAGGTGTAATACTAATTGCTGTAGATCATGACAACCCTCAAGTATTTAAAGTCAACACATATGACTATCTAAATAAGTTCATAGAAGTGAGACAAAAATACAGAGAACAAAATGGCTGATATTACAGTTAAGTTAAAAGACTATAGTATGATATATGTTGATTGTGAAAATCACATAGCATACGAATTGTCTGATTATTTTTCCTTCTATGTTCCAGGTTACAGATGGATGCCTGCTTATAAGAACAAAGTTTGGGATGGTAAGATCAAGTTATTTAATCGCATGACTTGTGAGCTTCCCGCAGGGCTATATGTCTATTTGTTAAAATTTGCATCTGAGAGATCATATACTGTTGACACTGAAGAGACTCGTTATGGTCTTCCTCTTTCTCCAACTCCACCTCAATTATTATCTGATTTATTAGCTGACGAAGCACTTCCATTTCAGCCTCGACAGTATCAATACGATGCGCTTGAAACAGCCCTAACAAGAAATCGAGCAATTCTATTATCTCCTACAGGATCGGGCAAATCTTTTATTATTTATCTAATAGCAAAGTACTGGTTGCAATATCTTACAGATGGATGGAAATATCCAAAGGGTGGTAGGGTTCTTGTCATTGTACCAACAACTTCTCTTGTAGAACAAATGCGACAAGACTTTATTGATTATGGGCAAAAGCAAGAAGGCATTCATACAATATACTCAGGTAAAGATAAAGAAACTGACAAAGCAATAGTTATTAGTACATGGCAATCAATATACAAACTTCCTAAGAAATGGTTTGAACAATTCGGTATGGTACTTGGTGATGAGTGTCATGGATTTAAATCTAAATCACTTTCTTCTATCATGAATAAGGCTACCGAAGCTAAATATAGATATGGGTTCACAGGAACACTTGATGGCACACAAACGCATAAGTTAGTGCTTGAAGGATTGTTTGGACCTGTGTATCAAGTAACAACTACCAAAGCACTCCAAGATGATGAGACATTAGCGCCCCTTGATATTAAAGTGCTATTATTAAATTATCCAGAAGAGGTAAGAAAAGATTTTGGTAACAAAACATATCAAGAAGAAATTGATTTCATCGTGGGACATCCTCATCGTAATAGGTTCCTTACTAATATGGCTGTGGCTACTGAAGGAAACACTCTTGTTTTATTCCACCGTGTTGATGCTCACGGAAAACCCTTATTTGACCTTATAAATAGTAAAGTAGAAAATGGTAGAAAGGTTTTCTTTGTATCAGGTGAGGTAGCAACATCAGATCGTGAGTCGATTCGTAAAATAGTGGAGAGCCAAACTAATGCGATCATCGTCGCTTCCATGGGAACTTTCAGCACTGGTATTAACATTAGGAATCTTCATAACATCATATTTGCTTCACCAAGCAAATCCCAAATCAAAGTTTTGCAGAGCATTGGGCGTGGTCTTAGAAAGTCCGACAGAGAAACCAAATTATTTGATGTCGCAGATGATCTGCATTGGAAGAAAAGAAAGAATTATACACTCTTACACTCAGCAGAACGAGTAAAGATTTATGAGAAAGAAAAATTTGATTATAAGATAATAAAGGTTGACATTAATGAGTGATATAAAACAGTTCAAACTAATTAGCGGAGAAGAAATAATATGTGAAGTCGTAGAATGGGCGACTGAGCAATATGCTGATCTTGTCGTGAAAAGATGTTTTCAAATATTCAGCGCAAGCGATAACGATGGGGCTAGGTTTTATTCATTCAGGCCTTGGATGGCTTTACAAGAAGGAACGAACACCTTTATCACAATTAATAATAATCATATTATAGCAGAAGCAAACCCTGTACATAATATGATTAAGCATTATAAAGATGCAGTTAAGCATTCAGAAATGACTGTAGAAGAAGTTGAGGAAAGAATACAGAAGATGATAAAAAAAATCAATGCTTTAAATGATTCCGATGATACAGACGATACTGTAATACGATTCCCCAGTAAACCAATTATGCATTGAGTATATTACCCACCTCAAAAACCTCTTTATAATTATAACAGATTCTCTAAAAATGTCAACAGTTTTTTTTTATTTGACGACGAAATAATTTTGTAGTATAATACATTGAAGGATTAATTTATGGCAAAAGTTAAGCGAAAAAGTATACATTATGTCAATAACAAACAATTTTCAGAAGCGGTTGTAGAGTATTGTGCTACTGTAAAAACGGCAAAAGATGCAAAAAACCAACTACCAATAGTACCAGATTATATTGCTGAGTGTTTTTTAAAAATTGCTGAAGGACTATCTCACAAATCAAATTTTATCAGATACACGTATCGTGAAGAGATGGTTATGGATGCTGTAGAAAATTGTCTGAAGGCTATTGAGAATTATAATGTCGAGACTGCTACACGGTCAGGCAACCCAAATGCTTTTGCCTATTTTACTCAAATCAGTTGGTATGCTTTTCTTCGAAGGATTGCTAAAGAAAAGAAACAGCAAGACGTAAAACTAAAGTATCTTGCAAATTCTGGCATTGAAGAACACATTATATCAAACGGCGAAGATATATCAAACATTTCTGTTCAAGCCTTTGTGGATCAACTCAAAGACCGTATTGATAAGGTGAAAGAAAAAGACGATGAATTTAAAGTATTCTTCCAAGAAGAGAAAAAGAAGAATAAGCTTAGAAAACACACTGTGACCGTAGATTCTGACTTAAGTGATTTTTTATAGGAGTGGAGTGAATGATTTATGAAGATAGCGATACTAAATGATACTCACTGTGGCATACGTAATAGCAGCGATATATTTATTGCCAATGCTGATACGTTCTATACTGATACCTTTTTTCCGTATCTTGTGGAGAATAACATTTCTCATATTATTCATTTGGGCGACTATTACGATAATAGAAAGCACATCAATTTTAGAGCACTTAATTGTAATCGGAAACATTTTCTCAAGCCTCTACGAGACCTTGGAATCACAATGGATATTATACGTGGAAACCACGACACCTTTTACAAGAATACAGGAGAACTAAATTCTCTAAAAGAACTGCTTGGTCACTACATGAATGAAATTAATATCATACATGAACCAACAGTCATGGAATATAGTGGCTTTAAAATCGGGTTGGTTCCTTGGATTGATGCTGAAAACGAAGAAAGAACTATGAAGTTTTTAGAAACAGCCAAGTGCGATTGGATTGGTGGTCACTTTGAGATAAATGGTTACGATATGATGAAAGGTATAAAAAGTGAGCATGGACTAAATCGCAACGTATTCAAGCGATTTGAACAAGTATTATCAGGACATTTTCATACGAAATCTCAGCAAGACAACATAACATACCTTGGATCTCAATTAGAGTTTTTTTGGAGTGACGCACACGATGACAAATATTTCCACGTATTGGACACGGAAACTAGG